GCTCCATCCACTTGCGCCACCACATCCCTCCCCACCAGAAGGATGTGCTCGATGGTTACGCCGTAACGATGGCGTACTGCTACGGGCTCGACATGGCTAAGCTGGCGAAGCACCTCGATGTGGCTGTAGAGATATTCTACGAGCGCATGAGGTACTTCATCACGTACATGGTGCACGAGCGGCCATCGTTCCTTGTGTGGGCGACGGCGACGGACTTCGGCCAGTCACCTCTTCCTGCTTCGTGGTACAACCTCATCGGGGGCGAGCGAGAAGCGAAGCCTCGGTTGGTGCAGTCGCCGTTTGTGTTCGGTCGTGAAGACTTGGCACCTTGGGTGCAGAGCGGGAAGATCATGGGCCACCTTATCTTCAACACCGTGAAGAAACCTCGCCTACTCACGCATCTGCGAGATACGCACCTAACCGAGGGCTACGATGGCTAAGAAGAAGAACAGCAATCCCCCTGCAGCCCGCAATGCGGGGGCTCCTGGTGCGGACTACGCGCAATGGCTGATGCTCGTCCCCAAGGACAAGCGGTTCGAGGTTGCGCAGTTCATCAGGGCCAACCCTATCAATGACTACGACGATATGATTCGCTTCAACTGCGAAATCATGGCTGCCCTCATCGAAGGCCGCATTACTCCTGTCGTTGCTGTTGAGCTTCGGCAATGGCACGAGTTGAACTTCTCTGTCATCTCGGCAAAGAATTCTCTCGACGGAACGCCGGACAACACGTTTACCGATGTGATTACTGCCCTTGTGCAGGTGAAGCGCAATACGCAGCAGCTGCGCGGAGATTACTTCGACGTAGATGAACTTCCTACCGGCGCGGCAGAGCGTCTTGAGGTGAAGAATGGCTAAGAACCCGATGATTGAGAAGATGCGCAAGAAGGCCGTCGACAAGGCGATGGGCAAGGGCGGTGAGGATGAGGAAGAGAAGGGCGCTCCAGCGGCCCCGGAAGAGAAGCCTGACGAAGGAATGGCGGCTGCCGGCGAAGGCGAAGTCCCGCCGCAGGTCAAGGACGCTCTCGGTCAGCTTCCCGTCCCGGCACTCAAGGCTGTTCGAGCCGAGATTGATCGCGTCCTCGCCGAGAAGGAAGGCGGTGAAGGCCCCGCCGACGACATGGGTGCAGGCATGGGCGAAGCCCCTGCGCCGCCCATGGGTGCGGACATGGGTGCGCCGATGCCGGGGATGTAAGCATGGCCGAGAAGAAGTCGCAGGTAAACAAGGCGGGTAACTACACCCAGCCGGGTATGCGTAAGCGGCTCTTCGAGCGCATCAAGTCCGCTGGCAAGGGGGGAGCCCCTGGCCAGTGGTCTGCGCGTAAAGCGCAGATGCTGGCTAGTGCTTACAAGAAGGCAGGTGGGGGGTACAAGGACTGATGGCCAAGAAGTCGCCGCAGCGATCGCTGATTCGATGGACCGAGCAGAAGTGGCGGACCAAGTCCGGGAAGCCATCGACGCAGGGGCCCGACGCGACCGGTGAGGCTTACGCTCCCGAGGCGGCCATCCGAAGTATGTCTGCGGGCAAGTACGCCCGCGCTACCGCTAAGAAGCGTGCGGCACGTAAGATGGGCGAGCAGTTCGCCAAGCACGGGCTGCACAAAGGGAAGAAGAGGTAACCATGCCCCCGAGAGTTACTGAAGTTCGATTCCCTGACTACGACGACGTAGATGAGTCTGACGTGGGCTACCTTGCGCAGCAGAATATGCTCGCGCAGAATATGGCCGTTGTGGCCGAAGTTCTTCGCGAACTGGAGAGGAAGGAACAAATCTCGTCGGACTCAAAATCTCCAGATGATGATTTGGACATCATATTCGGAACAGAGAAGCCCCTAGACGAGAGCTTTGACTTCTCCGAGATCCCTCGTCTTCAAGAAGCGCTGAAAGCCCTGGTAGAAACTCCATCTGCTCGCGAACTACGCGAAAGCGCTGCGCGACAAGCGTACGCAAAGAAACTCGCAGAAGACAAGCAACGCGCCGACAAGGCGTCTGATCAAGCAGGTCGCCTAGCAGCGCTTGAACAAAAGGCAGACGCGATGCAGACCGCAACGCGCGTGGGCCAGCCGTACGGAGGCCAGGAACCGCTCAAGCCGAAGAGGTCTATGCTGTCCTCTAAGGACTCCAAGGCAATGGCCGACGAAGAAGAGGAGGAGTGATGTCCGCTGGCGCACGAACCCGCGTTGCTGCTCGCATCGCGACGCTAAAGAAGAAGCACGGGCTCTCGGGCGTGAACAAGCCCAAGCGCACGCCGGACCACCCGAAGAAGTCGCACATCGTGCTGGCCAAGGAAGGCGGCACAGTCAAGCTCATCCGCTTCGGGGAGCAGGGCGCGGACACCGTTACGGAAGATAATCCAACGGGCAAGCGAGCGAAGAAGCGGGCGTCGTTCAAGGCACGCCACGCGAAGAACATTGCCAAGGGCAAGCTGTCCGCAGCCTACTGGGCTGACCGCGTGAAGTGGTAGGAGTTGTGATGAATACTGGCTACAAGAACATGATGAAGACAGCCGAGAAGGCCGAGAAGCGGGACGACAAGGGCAAGAAGCTGTCCCAGAAGCAACTTCGCGAACTTGCAGCAAAGAACGCTATCGAGAAGCACTCGAAGTGAGTGCTATTCCTGCCGAGGCTCTGGAAGCGCTGCGCGACCCGGCAATCAGCCTGGCCGCGTATGGAAGCATCATTGACCAGAAGACAGGGCAGGAGATCAAGTACGACCCGTTTGGCATCACCCACAAGCTTCAAGCGACCGTGGTGTCGTACTACGCCAATCCGCCTCGGACAGAAGCGGGGCAGGTGAAGTGGCTCAACCTGCTGGGCTACCGGCAGGGCGGCAAGTCGTTGACGGGTGAGTTGTGTGGCTATGTGAAGGCGGCCTACACACCGGGCTACGACCACGTCTGTATCGCAGACAACAAGGACCGGGCCGAGTACCTGCACCGCCGCGTGCACATGGTGCACCAGAACTGGCCAAGCGTCGTGCGTTCTCCGACTGTACCTAACCGCGAGGTGCGGCAGCTGTCGTTCCAGCACGGCGGCAAGCTGCGTGTTCTCTCTGGCGAGACGGGGGCTGTCGGCATCGGCCAGTCGCCGGACAACTTCCACGGCTCCGAGTTGCCGTACTGGCGTGATGCCGGTGGGCAGTTCTCGATGATTTACCCGTCCATGATTAACCGGGACCACGCCCACATCCTGCTGGAGTCCACCCCCGCACCGATGTCCATGCCATCGGCAGACTGGTGGAAGGACCAGTGCCGCAACGCCAAGCGGGGCTATGGTCGCTGGGTGTACGCCTTCTTTCCGTTCTGGGACGGCAAGCTGAACACCCGTGCCTGGCCAAAGAACAGCGCGCTGACGAACGAAGAAGTCAAGCTGATGGAGCGCTACGGCCACCTCGGGCTGAAGAAGCAGAACCTGGCATTCCGTCGTCTAATGATGGAGACAGACGATGAGATTCGTCGCAACCCAGACCTGTTCAAGGTTTACTACCCGTTCGACGACGTGTCGTGCTGGGTGGCGACAGCAGGATGTGTCTTCCGCCCCGACGTACTGAAGAAGCACGAAGAGTCTGCTCTATGCGACTGGAAGGCACCGTACATGGAGTACGAGCAGCCCCAGGCGGGAGCGGTGTACGTAATCGGTGCGGACCCGGCAGGCTATGCGTCGAGGGATCATGCGGCGTTTCATGTGTTCAAGGTCTACGACGGTGAGTGGACGCAGGTAGCTTGCTTCGGGGACAACACGGACCCAGTCGACTTCGCTAAGCGTTTGAACAAGGTGGGTCGCAAGTACAACAACGCCCTGCTGGGCGTCGAGTCCAATGGCGTCGGTGTCGCCACGCTCGCGCTGCTCGAAGAGATGGGCTACCCGAACTTGTACTACGAGAAGGCGTACAAGCCCGGTATTGCCGCGACCGTGAAGTCTGTCCCGCAGATGCTATCTTACTTGCAGGACGCGCTGATGGACTGCATGGTGCTCAACGACGCGGACACAGTGGGGCAGCTGGGCTCCTACCGTGAGGACAAGTCGACCGAGCGGTCGTCATCCTCTGAACTGCTCAACGCAACGAGCAAGGGAAAGCGGCGTGACCGGCATCACTGGGACAAGGTGTCTGCTCTACAGCTGGCTTGTGTGGTCGCAAGGGCTGCGCCACGACGGTACAAGCAAGACCAACGGCCACCAGAGTTGGAGAACGTTGTGTTGTTCCGTGACATGACGTACGAGCAGTTGCAGGAATACCGCAAAGCTGGTAACAAGTCAGACAAGCGGCGTGTGCGTGCACGTTATCCCCGCAGGAGGCGGTGATGGCAGAAAAAGAGGAAGAGTCTCTTGACGATTTGAGTCCTTCTCGTCGTGCCGCTGCTATTGCGCTAGGAGCACGCGCAGCGGAGCAGGCGGGGAAGGCGGTAGCCACAGACGTTGCCACCAGAACCGGAGAAGCTGCACGTGAAGAGCACCTAAAGAAGGGCCTGGAAGAGGCGCAACAGCTGAAGTACCAGAAGGCTGCTGGTCGTGATTCACGTGCCCAGGTTGGGTACGTCAAGCAGCTTCTAGAGGGCAAGCGAGGCAGCGCGCCGGCACGCCGTGCGGGTATCAGTAAGCAGATGATTGATGAGATCATCGACGACCTTAGCCCAGATGATCTAGGCCCAGACCTGCGCAAGTATTACGACGACTTCTCACTCAAAGAAGCAAGGCGCACCGGAAAAGTGGGTCCTAGAGGAGTGCCCGCCGCAGATTGGTACACCCTCCGCTTCAACCCGGAAATGGACGCTTCGGTGGTTAGTCCTCGTGACCTTAGACCTGCACCGTACCAAACAGGGCAGCAAGGGACGCTTTGGGCGAAGCATAGTGACGATGTGATAGAAGGGCTTGACCCTGCTGACAGGTACATTGTCGCGCGCCTCAAGGCCCTGGAAGGAAACAAAGACGCAGCTAAGGTAGCCAAGGGACTTGGTGAGCAGATTTTTAGCGGTGTCAAGGCTGGTGTTGCCGAGATGGCGGCTAATCCGGCGCGCACAGCGAAGACAGCCGCGAAGGGCCTTGCCGCTGCCTTTAGTGTTGTTCCTGACCTGTCTGACATCCTGATGCTGGCTGCTGCGGCGCCTACATTAGGAGCCCAAGAGTTGGGACGGCGGGAAGACTTGGAGCGTCAGCTAGACTTGATTGCTCCAGCCCGTGGGGCCTCCGAGCGTCAGCCTGCTACGGCAGACCAGTTGAGCAATTCACAGCGTGCCCAAATTAGGGACTTCGTGCTCAATGCGGCGAGTCCGATGGCTGCCGCGCGAAAGCTGGTACAAGAACGAAACTACATTACACAAGACGCGTTGGACGAGATTATCGCCGACTAAAGGTGTAGTTGTGGGACTGACCCAGAAGCAAATCCAGGGCATCATCAAGACGCACCGCTCTAAGTCTCGCATTGAGCGCCGCGACTGGGATCGCTGGCGGTCGTGGTACGTCGCCGAGTACTGGGGCTCTGACGACCAGCGCCCATCAGGCTCGACGGAGATTCTGGAAGAAGAGGACATTAACTTCCAGACGAACTACCCGTACGCCTACATCGACACGATGATCGCGAACGTCTGTCCGCAGAACCCACAAGTCACCGTCATGGCTAGGCAGAAGCCTCTGCAACCTGCCGCGCAGTTCCGCGAAGCGCTGATTAACGACTGCTTCCGGCGGAACAACCTGCACGCGACCCTGTGGAAGACGGCAACCAATGCGTCCATCTGCGGACGGGGCTTCACGAAGACGGTGTGGGACTTCAAGCGGGAGTCCGTTCAAATCTTCGACGTAGACCCGCGCTCTGTGTTCTTCGACATGTCGGCGAAGAAGTTCGACGACATTCGGTACCTTGTTGAAATCACGGTACTCACGAAGGAAGAGTTTACGGCACGGGCCGAGCCTCGTGGCGAGGGGCAGGCGTCGCAGTACGACCCAGCGGTCGCCGCGAAAGCGTACTACGGCGGCTACCCGACGTGGCTCAAGGACTACGTTCGCGACCGCGCGATGGTGAACGAGGCTAGCCTCGAAGTCTACAAGTGGGTCACGGTCTACGAGGTGTACGACTTCGAGTCGGACAAGTACTACCACGTGCTCGAAGACATCGAAGACCCGCTCTTCGAGGGCGAGTTGCCCTACCGGTACGTCCGCAACCCGTTCTCGCTGGTCACGTTCAACGAGAACATGACGGACCTCGGCGGGCTGTCAGACATCAAGCTCATCGCCTCTTCGCAGGAACGGCTCAACGAGATTGACACGCTCGAACTGTGGCACGCGCACACTTCGACGCCTGTGATGATGGTCAACACGGCCCTGGTCGACAACCCAGAAGCCCTGATGAGCGCGCTGCGGGAAGCCAACCAACCGGGCTCGATGATTAACGTCGAAGGTAAGGCCAACGCACCGCTGCGC